ATAGGCATTAGTTAGGGCCACGCTTCGTCCTTCTTTCCGGTTTCGGCAGCATTGCGCGTTCTAGTTTGGGATCGGCGGTTGCTGTTTCCTTTGCCGGCTTGCGCCGGATCTTCTTAATCTTGCCAAATATCATTATGTATCTCTTCCATCCAGAAGCTCTTCTGGTGCGGCAGAACGGCGGCGGTGTTGACGTGGATCCTAAATCCGAGCGCCTTCATCCTTCGGCAGAATAATAAATCTTCGCCGATCCATTCTCCGTTTACTGGCCCATCCCAGAACCAGCACCAGTCGGTTCCTTGATTCGGATCTGCGACTTCGCGCATCTTCTCTAGAACGCTCCTGTGAACCATCAGGCATCCGGTTCCTGCTGCGTCAATTTCAAAGACTGCATTCTTGTCGTATTTGTAAAGTGGAAGGAAGCCCTTATCTGAGTCCTGGAATATTGCCGGGACTGGCTTTGGGTAAGGCTTGCCTGGTACTCCAAATCCTGCAAAGACAAGGCCTGCGACGATTGGGCGTTCCTTGTCATGGGCTGTGTCGATCAAGGCGTCAAATGCTGGAACGGTGAGCTGCTCATCTGAGTCCAACATAAGAAGCCAGTCGCTCTTTGTGTTATCTAGAAATTGTTTCACCATCCGGTTGCGTTGCTTTGATAAAAGTCCGGAACCCTTAATTCTTACAAATGGGCCGAGTCTGTCGCTTCTTGATTGCGCAAGTTGGATCAGTCTGTATGCGAAGGATCCATTTACGGATCCTGGATCGCACGAGCCGATTGTTACTTTGTGTCCTGTCTTCATCTGTTCCCCCTGTTTAGAAGTGCAGAGCGAGTGACTCGGGGGGTGGGCCACTCGCCCTGCACAATTTAGTGCTGTGCTTCTTCTAGAAGCTTGGCGCAGATAATCCAGTGCCTGAAATTATGCTGGCTGCTAATGGATAGCGCTCTGCTGTATAGGCTGCGTAGCCGTAAACGACAGACTTGATCTGAAGGTTGCCAGCGCCTGTCGCGTCAAAGCGAAGGGCGAATGGTGATCCTGGCTGTTCCCAAAGATGAGATTCGCTTGCTGTTACGCAATAGATTTCATCCTGGTTTGTAGTGGTTCCGTATGTGGTTCCGATGTTTGCATCGGTGATGATTGGAAGTCCGAGCATCTGGTATCCGGAGTTTCCGTATGATGGTGCTCCGCCTACGCCCATCGCGTTTGTCGCGCCGTTTGCTGCTGGTACAACGAGTGGACGGTTGCTGCCATCTACTGCTGCGAGCAAGAATGCGAGACGACGTGGGTGTACCACGAAGTGTGTAGGTGAAACGAATGCGTTTGTCTGGATCTGCTGAATTGCATCAGCGAGCTTTGGATAAAGTAATCCGACTGTTGGGGCTGTTGATGTGAATGTGACGGCGTTTCCACCTGAAGCACGAAGGCCCTTGATTGTGCCGGCTGTGCCTGCGCCATTGAGGATCTGTGAGTCGAGTGTGGTGTGCCATGACTTGATCAAGTCAGCGATCACGAATGTGTCGATGCCTGTTCCGCGCTCTAGTGCCTGGCGAGAAATATCTTGCTGGCCTGCGATTGTACGAACATTGATCGTGAGCAGTGTGTCATCTACATCTGTTTCTGATACTGCATCGTTCTGTGTAACTTGAACGGCTGTTGATGATCCTGTTGTCATGCGGCTGATGTTTAGTGTCATACCTGATGGTGGAAGTGCCATCTTGTTTGTTGCTGCATCGGCGAATGGGCGTCCTGCGCGTGCTAGTGGAGCTGCAAGGTCGACGAGGTATTGTGGAATTACAAGACCATCGAACTGTGCTGTTCCAACATCGCGGCGCTCGATTGACTCTTCACGCATGTGGCGAGCGAGGCGCTCGTTTGCTGCGTAGTCATTTGAGAATTGCGCATTGAATGCGTCCTTCACAAATGATGTGTCTGAGTTTGCTGAGTATGTGCGCTCTTCGCGTGTGACTGTTGCGCTGCCTGTGGTGCGTGGCATTGCGACATCTGAAACTGCTGAGCGGATTTCAGATGCTTTAACATCTGCATCTGCTTGGGCTTTCATCTTTTCGATCTTTGTATCGAGTGAGCGTGATTCTTCTACGAGTGTATCCACCTTTGTGGTTTCCTCTGCTGTTAGGTCAGTGCGGTTCTCTTCTGCTACTGCTTCAAGAACTGCGTCCATCTCTGACTTGACTGCATCACGACGCTCGATCAACTTATCAAGGAAAGACTTTGACATATGTTGATCTCCTTCTGATTAGGGTTTGGATCAAAGTGGTGTCACTTCTTCTCGCGGCGCATGTTGGGTGCGAGAGGCGCTCCGGCTTTGTATCTGCTGATTGCAGCAGAATTCTACTTTGTATTTTCTACGATTGCTTTCGCAAGGCGAAGAGAAATCTTGCGATTTGATTCTTCGGGACTTGGTTCTGGTAGCGCATCGATCGCTGTGAGTGTGGATGCTTTGTGTCCTACCAATGTATCCGTTGCCACGTATCCATCTCGCAATTCGCGATAGAGCTGGATCAGAACCGCAGGGTCGTCTTCTTCTGCGTTGATTGTGAAATCTGTTTCTGGAACGTTGAGAGTGCCTTCGCGAACGACGCGCACGATCTTGCCGCGTGCTGTTCCGCCGGAAGAATCCCAGGAGACGAAGCTGCCGACGGTGTCTACTGCGCGGTCTTCTTCTTCATCCATATAAGTGGAATCTTCCATCGCCATAAATTCGCTCATGATCTGCGCTGCCTTCATTATGTATTCGTGGCCTTCTGAAAGATCAGCGAATATATTTTCTAGAACGATCATAGTTTCTGGACTGATATCGCGTCCTTCTTTGACTGCTTGCATCGCTGCCTTCAATTGTTCCCTGGCTTCAACTGTGGTCGTTGGATATGCTGGGTAAGTTACGACTGAAACGTCGCCGTCTGCCAGCGATAATTCTGTGAGGGTGCGCTCTGTTCTTCCTTCGTTCCAAGTCTGGCGGATCACTCGGAATGCAAAGCTCATCTGGTCAACGTCGCCGCGCTCGACCAGCGTGTAAAGGTCACGAGCTGCTTGCGTGTCTGGTAGATCGGCGTCCATGTAGAGGCCGGTTTCGTCTTCGTGAAGTCGAAGGGTGTCGTTCTTTGTTCGTGCCAAAGGTAGGCCTTCGTGATTGATCAAGAGGCGCACGTCTGGTGTCTCGGTCAGGGTCTTTCGGAATGCGCCGGGTGCGATCCGTTCAATAAATGGAAGCGGCACGCTGTCGTTATTGAAGACGGCTGCGTATCCGGAGAGGCGCATCGTTCCGTCCTCTGCCTGGCGAGCTTCTACGTTCTTGATCGTAAAGGTGCGGCGTTCTATTTTCTTTGTCATTTTGCTCCTTGAGTCTTCCTCTGCGTCGAGTGCGTCTATTTTTCTCTGCGCCCAGTCTTGTGCTCGGTCGCTGAAGTTTGAATCTCCGCCCCATAAAAGCCAGGCCACTAATCCTGCGCCTGGGTATCCTGGATCGGATGGGTTGCTGTTCTTCGTTGCCTGGCCATCGACTTTGTGTCTGGCAAACCAGGGGGCCATTTTCCTGACTTTGTTTTCGCTTATATTGCCTGCTGCCATCTCTCGAGCTGCTTGCTTGGTTCCTTCTGTGAGGCCGTCGCCGCCATATCCTTCTGCCAAATATTTCAGGCCGCGTTCTGCGTTTGCTTGAATAAAGGCCGGGGCTGATAAATCAACGGCTCGCTTCTGCATTTATTGCACCTCATAAACTGAAGCCGGATCTCCTGGGTCAATAGTGGAGATGGGTTGCAGCTGTGTACTTGGTACTCCTGTGTGGGCCATCGGTGGTAATCCGACCGCTTCTGCTACGGCCTTTGGATCAAAGCCGACCTGGATCAGGCTTGCTGCGATCTCTGATCGTAATTTGAGGCCGACGTCTGGTGCGTCTGCTGCGTCGATATTTTGTAGCGGCACTCTGTATTGATCGCCTGCGTCGCCGAGTGGTGCTAAATCTTCAACGGCGCGGACGTCGTTTAAGGATAGGAAGCCTTCGCGAAGGCCCTTCGTGTAAGCGTCAAAGCGTTCTATGGTGGTTCCGCGTAGCAATGCGTCAAGATTAAATTTGATGAAGCCGTCCGGTTCTGGAAGTAATTCAGAAAGTGATTGCTCAATTCGTTCCAATAATGGGCGAAGTGAGTGCTGCACGAATGAAAGGTTCTGCGCTTCAACGCTGGCGAACGACATTGCTCCTGCGACTGGGTGTCCAAGAAGGCTTAGCGGTACTCGGAATAATCTGGCGATGTCTTCAACGTTGAATCTTCTGGCTTCTAAGAGCTGCGCGTCTGCTGCATTAAGTGTTAGCGGTCTAAATTGTGCGCCGCCTGAAAGGATTCCGATCTTGCCTGCGCGGTACGGCCCTGTGTGGGTGATGTTCCAATCGCGGCCGTTGCCCGATCGCTTGAGCGCTTCGGCCAGCGCAAGCCGATCGTTGCCAAACACAGCGACGGAACCATCATCGCCGGCAACCACACATGGAAAGCAGCGAAGCAACTTGGCTGGACAGAGATCGCCGTCGTGTGGACAGACGATGACGACAGTACAGCCAAAGCATTCGCACTAGCCGATAACCGCACAGCTGAACTTGGAACCTACGACGAAGAAGCGCTTCGCGAGATGATCTCGCAGCTCGTAAATGTCGATCCCGAATTGGTAAGCGACGCCGGCTACAGCGCAGAAGCCATCGCAGAGATTCTGAAAATACCGGTAGAAGAGATACCGATGACTGGCGATCTAGATGAAGCACCAGGCAAACCACGCCAGGCGCACAGCATCGAAGGCGACGTATGGATTCTAGGGCCGCACAGATTAGTGGTTGGAGACTCAACGGATCCAGCGATCCTGGCAAAGGCGCTAGATAACAAACTGGCAGATTACATCTTCACAGATCCGCCATACAACGTCGCATACACAGGCGGAACCAGTGAAGGACTAACAATCCAGAACGACGCAATGACAGAACTAGAATTCGAATCCTTCCTGCTCGCGGTCTACGCAGCGATGTACCAGAACGCGAAAGCAGGATGCCCAATCTATGTTTGCCACGCAGACTCAAGTGGCCAAGCATTCAGAACGACACTTGCCGGCGCAGGATGGATGCTCAAACAAATATTGATTTGGGTGAAAGACAACTTCGTACTTAGCCGCCAAGATTACAACTGGCAACATGAACCAATCATCTACGGATGGAAACCAGGCGCAGCACATCCTTGGTATGGGCCATTCAACGATTCAACAGTTCTAGACTTTGCAACAAAGGAACTAGAAACCCTAAGCAAAACAGAACTTGTAAACATTATTGAAACAGCACGAAGCACATCAACGATAATCAGAGAACCAAGACCACGCCGGAACTCAGAACATCCAACGATGAAGCCAGTAAACTTGATAACCAGAATCCTAAGCAACTCAGCAAACAGCGAATCGCTAGTGCTGGATCCATTCGGCGGATCAGGATCGACACTGATCGCAGCTCATTCTCTAGGAATGAAGTCAGCGATCGTAGAACTTGACCCAATCTACGCAGATGTAATCTGTAAACGATGGCAGCTGCTAACCGGAGTTCAACCAATCAATGAACTCACTGGAAAGACATACGATTTCATAGGAAGCGAAAATGGCTAATCCACCCAAACCAATAGAACAGAAACGTAAATTGGGGAACCCAGGTAAGCGACCATTGCCAGAGAAGAGCAAAGTAATAGCTCTGCCGATGGCGCAGCACACGCCAGATCCACTGCGCCCACTAGGGCCAGAAGGCACAAAGATGTGGGAACGAATCTGGCAAGCAGGACGCGCATGGATCTCGCCTACGACAGACATCGAGCAAGTGATGATGCTCTGCGAAACTATGGATGAACGAATCCAACTACGCGCCGTAGTATTTCGCGGTGGCGAATGGAGAGATCGCGTAGCACTCAGACAATTGGACTACCAGATCACAAACATGCTTTCACTAATCGCATTCAACCCGGTCGAAAGATCGCGACTAGGACTAGCTGAAGTAGTAGCACAAACACGCATCCAGGAATTAATGCAGCGATCACGTGGCTAGTAAAAAAATAGAATCATGGCCACCGCGTTGGTTGACGCCAGTCGATTGGCGCGACCGCAAACGCGGAGACGGCCCACTCTATTCAGAATTTGCCGAAGCAGTATGTCGAGTAACCAAAGACTCAGTAGCAGCACCAGCAGGACAACTTCTAGACTTGCGCGGATGGCAGAAGGAACTTCTAAACCACGCACTAGCACGCAGATCAGACGGCCGCTTCAAACACAGAGTGGCGCTGATTGGAATGGCGCGAAAGAATGGAAAGTCCGCACTCGCAGCATCGGCAGGATTATCTGCGCTAACACTTGGCGGCAACGGATCAGAAATTTATTCGTGCGCAGCTGATCGAGATCAAGCAAGAATCGTATTCGGCACAGCTCGAAGAATGGTTGAACTAGACGAAGAACTGTCGTCAATGTTTACTCTTTACAAAGATGTAATCGAGTACAAAGACAAGGGATCCGTTTACCGAGTGCTATCGGCAGAGGCATACACGAAAGAAGGACTCAACCCTTCTCCAATTGTTATCTTCGACGAAGTGCATGCGCAGCCAAACCGAGAACTCTGGGATGTTATGTCGCTCGCCGGCGGAGCACGCGCCGATTCGCTTCTCCTCGGCATAACAACAGCAGGGGTAAAGACGCAATCCAATGGCCAAGACAGCCTCTGCTATTCGCTCTACCAATACGGACAGAAGCTCGTAAAGGGAGAACTGGTAGATCCATCGTTCTTCTTCGCCTGGTGGGAACCGAAGAACCCAGAAGCAGACCACAGAAACAAGCAGCTCTGGATCGAATCAAACCCCGGCTTCGCAGACATCGTCGACGCAGAGGATTTCGAAAGCGCAGTTCTGAGAACGCCAGAAGCAGAATTCAGAACGAAGAGAACCAACACCTTCGTATCAACAATAACCGCATGGCTTCCAACAGGGGCATGGGAGCAGCTCATAGATAAAGAACGCATGCCAGAACCAGGCGAAGATGTAATCCTGGCGTTCGACGGAGCGTTCTCGAACGACAGCACAGCACTGGTAGCCTGGCTGCTAGGCGGAGAGAAACCGCATTTGATGGTCGTAGGACTCTGGGAAAGACCAGACGACGCGGAGCAAGGATGGCACGTGCCGGTCGCAGAAGTCGAGCAAACAATTATTGACACAGCCAGAGACGGCAGATTCTCAGTCAAGGAAATAGTATTTGACCCAGCAAGATGGCAAAGAACATTCATGATCTTGGATGAGGAAGGACTACCCGTTGTCCAATATCCAAACTCAGCCGAAAGAATGGTTCCAGCCACTCAGAAGTTTTACGAAGCCGTTGTTAATGAATCCTTTACTCATGACGGCGATGAACGCCTTGCTCGCCACATCTCCAACTGCGTCACAAAGCAATCTTCACGCGGAGTCATGGTGGCAAAGGCAAGCTCCAAACGCAAAGTCGACGCAGCCGTTGCCAGTATCTTTGGATACGACAGAGCAACGCAACCAGCAGAACCAAAGAAACCAGTAGCCAGATTCTTCTCACTAGAACTTTAGGAGCGCAATGAAGAAAATAGACTTCACCTTGATCGCAGAGATCACCGGAGTAGCATTAGCCAGCGCAGGACTTGCGATGTTCTCACTTCCAATTGCAATGATTGCGCTAGGATCTTTCTTAATCTGGATTACGGAAAAGGCTAACTGATGAGTTTATCAAAGAGAATAAAAGCAGCAGAGCAGAAGCGAACCAACAACAGCCAATGGGTTGAGCCACTGATCCCTGGACGCCCGGCGTACATGGCTCCTTCTGGAATCGAAGTAACACCAGACTCAGCGATCCGCATGTCAACGGTCTATGCCTGCGTAAGATTATTAGGCGACACGATTTCATCACTGCCACTTGGCGCATACGTGCGAAGAGGAAGAAACCGAATCTCTTACATATCAGCATTCGGAGAACAGCCAGCATGGATCAATCGTCCAAACCCAGAAGCAACAAGGCTGGAATTCTTTGAGCAAGTAATTTCATCACTCAACATTCATGGAAACGCATTCATCTTGACAGTGCGTGACGACATGGACGAAGTGATAGAACTTTATTGCATCCACCCAGAAGATGTAAGAATCGAAAGACCAGCTCCAGGCGAACCAATCGTTTACAAAATGCGCGATTCGGTTGGAGCATATTCTAGAATCCTTACAAGTAAGGAAATGCTTCACATTCCGATGTTCCGCTTGCCAGGATCGTTATACGGTCTAGGGCCAATCGGCGCAGCTCGTCTAACAATCGGCGCAGCAATGGCAGCAGACACCTACGCAGCTGCCTACTTCGGCAACGCGGCAAACCCAGGCGGAGTGATCGAAGTACCAAACGAATTAACCGAAGAGCAAGCAAGCGATATCGGACGCGACTGGAACATCACCCACACAGGGCCATACAGAGCAGGCAAGATCGGAATCCTTTCGGGCGGAGCAACCTTCCGTCCACTGACATTAAACGCCGCCGACGCACAGCTACTAGAAGCCAGAAGGTTCAATGTCGAAGACGTTGCCAGATTATTCCGAGTTCCACTAAGCCTTCTCGGACACCCGGTCGCCGGCGCAATGTCATTCGCCAGCGTCGAAGCGCAGAACCTTTCATTCGTACAACACAGCCTTCGCCCATTACTGGAAAGACTGGAACAAGCACTTTCGACATTACTTCCAGAAACAGAAGGATTTATTAAATTTAATCTAGACGCACTACTACGCGGAACGACGCTAGAGCGCTTCGATGCGTACACAAAGGGATTGCGCGAAGGCTTCCTATCCCTAAACGATGTGCGATCCGTAGAAGATCTAGCACCGCTAGGCGAAGCAGGCGATCAGTACCGAGTGCCACTACAGAACATCGACGCAGCAGACGCACGCGACGTAGGACTCAAGCTACGCGCAGAGATAGCAGCAGCTCTGATCCAGGTCGGCTTCGATCCAAAGGCAGTAACAGAAGCCGTAGGATTGCCACCGATGACACACACAGGCGTACCAAGCAGCCAGCTACAACAAGTCTCAACCATCGATCCAGCAGATCCAGCATCGGTTTATGAGGTTGAATAAATGCCGTACTTCATAAGCGAGAGCCAGAGCGACTGCGCAGGATGGGCAACCGTCAAAGAAGAAACCGACGGTGCATATACGACAATCGGATGCCATGAAAATAAGCAAGACGCCATTGACCAGATGTTGGCAGTATCAATCTCAGAAGATATCGAACCAGGCGGCGAAGTAAGCAACAGGGCAGTCGATCTGTCAGCCCCTGCTTTTATTCAAGCAAACGCAAAGCGTGGACTGAAATATCTAGGAGAAGGATATGGCGGCGATGGCCTCACAGAAGGAACCAAGCAAGCAGCTCGCGAGATGGCAGCAGGAAGAATAACCGAAAATAAAGTACGCAAAATGGCCCCCTGGTTTGCAAGGCACAAAGTAGACGGCCAGGCAGCAAAGAACAGCAACCCATCCGATCCACAATACCCAGGCGCAGGATTAGTGGCCTGGCTTTTATGGGGCGGAGATTCCAACTTCAGCGACCGAGCACAAGACTGGGCGCAAAGGAAAATAGACGCACTCGACGCAGAAGAAGACTCAAGGAGCAAAATGACAAAGAAAATTGAACGCCGCACTTTCACGATCAAGAATGTAGAAGCACGCCAGGCAGAAGACGGAACGATGCGCCTCTCTGGGTACGCAGCAGTATTTAATGACGACAGCGTGCCACTTCCATTCATTGAAAGAATCGCACCCGGCGCATTCCGAAAGACGCTGACAGAAACACCAGACGTGAGGTTATTAATAAATCACGAAGGATTGCCTATGGCCAGAACCAAGAACGGAACGCTTCGACTTAACGAAGATGAAACCGGCCTCTACATGGACGCCGATCTCCCAGACACGCAGGCAGCTCGCGATCTCTACACACTGGTAGAACGCGGCGATGTAGATCAGATGAGTTTCGCATTCAGAGTGATTCGCCAGAAGTGGAACGAAGGAAGAACCGAGCGCACCCTCACAGAATTGTCGCTGGCAGACGGCGACGTCTCAGTCGTAACTTACCCAGCATATCCAACGACCACAGTCGAAGCTAGAGAGCAATTGAAGGCAGCAATGCAGGCAGTCAAAGAAGGACGCGATATCAGTCCAGAAACGATGATGGTTCTAGAAAATATTTTCTCCGATCTTTCAGAAGGCCACGAATACATCATGAAGGCAGCTCAGATCATGGGCGAATTTATGATGATGGAAGACTCCACATACATGGAAGACGAAGAAGAAGATCGCGCAGTCGACACAGTCGGCAGTTTCGTTTCCTGGGATAGTTCGGGCGGCACAGCACGCGGAAGAATTGAACATGTTATGCGAGAAGGCGTTCTGGGGATACCAGGAACAGATTTCTCAATCACAGCCGAAGATGACGATCCTGCAATTTTGATTAGAATTTATGAAGAAGTTCGAGATGGATGGCAAGCAACAGAAACTCTCGTAGGACACAAAGCATCCACACTCACAGCGATCGATGCGCTACCAGAACCAAGTGCAGAAGAAGCAGAGCGCAAGATTTCTCTTCGACTTGCGCAAGCAATCGTTAATAATACAAACTAGCATTCTGCTGCAATCAGCAGAGACAAAGTCGGAGCGACATTCGCACCCTGAAAGCGCCGCGAATACCACCGCCACCACCTTGACACAAAACCAACTCAGAAGGAGATCAAATAAATGTCAAAGACTTTCCTTGACAAATTGATCGAGCGTCGTGATGCAGTTAAGACAGAGATGGACGCAATCTTGGAAGCAGTAGCAACCGAAGATCGCACCGACTTAACAGCAGATGAAACAGCAAAGGTCGATACCCTTGTTGAAGAATCACGCACACTTGATTCAAAGATTGAAAAAATGAAGACACAGGCAGATGCAGATGCAAAGACAAACGAGATCCGCGCAGCTGTAGCCGATGTAGCAATGCCAAAGGTTGGCGGAGCAACAGTGACACGCGAAGAGCGCACATACTCAGTGAACTCAGGAACATCATTTGTAAAGGATGCATTCAACGCGCAATTCTCAAACGACTACGCAGCAAACGAGCGCCTAGCACGCCACATGCGTGAAGAGTCAATCGAGCGCCGCGATGTTGGAACAGCACAGTTCGATGGTCTTGTAATTCCACAATATCTTGTTGAACTTGCAGCTCCACTAGCACGCGCAGGACGTCCATTCGCTGATGCAGCGACAAACAAGATGGCACTTCCACAAAGTGGAATGACGCTAAATATTTCTCGTATGACCACCGGAACTTCAACAGCCGTTCAGGTTACACAGAATGATGCAGTTTCAGAAACTGATGCTGATGACACACTTTTGACAATCAATGTTCGTACAATCGCAGGCCAGCAAGATATTTCTCGCCAGGCACTAGAGCGTGGAACAGGCATTGACACATTTGTAATTGCTGACTTGATCAAGTCTTGGCATACAACACTTGATAGCCAGATTCTTAACGGTGCAGGCACAGCCGGTACAATCAAGGGTCTACGCAACTCAGGTGGAAACGCCATCACATTCACATCAACAGCTCCAACAGTCGGATTGCTTTATCCAAAGCTTGCTGACGCAATTCAGCAAATCCAGACAAACGCATTTATGTCACCTACACACTTCGTGGTTCATCCACGTCGCCTAGCATTTTTGCTTGCAGCTGTGGACAGCACAAACCGTCCATTAGTAGTACCAGCAGCAAACGGTGCGATGAACGCAGTAGGCGTTGGCGGAGCACCGGCATACGGAAACTCCGGATACCAGATGCTTGGACTTCCAATCATCACCGATGCAAACATCGGAACCACATACGGAACTACAACAAACCAAGATGAAATCTATTGCGTAACAGCAAACGAATCTCACCTATGGGAGCAACCAGGATCACCATTCGCACTTCGCTTTGATGCGACAGGCGCTGGAAACCTAACAATCAAATCTGTCGTATACGGCTACGCAGCGTATACCGCAGAAAGATATCCACTAGCAGCCTCGATAATCTCAGGTTCTGGTCTCAGCGCGCCAAGCTTCTAAAAGAAGCACAGCACTAAATTGTGCAGAGCGAGTGGGCCACCCCCCGACTCACTCGCTCTGCACTTCTAAACAGGGGGAAATATGAAATCAGGACACAAAGTAACAATTGGATCATGCGATCCAGGATCAGTAAATGGATCCTTCGCATATCGACTGATCCAACTAGCGCAGGCAAGAAGCAGCAGACTTGGCCCATTCGTAAGAATCAAGGGATCAGGACTACTATCAAAACAACGCAACCGAGTAGTGAAGCAATTTTTAGATAACACAAATTCAGATTGGCTTTTGATGATTGACTCAGATGAGCAATTGACAGTGCCAGCATTTGACGCGCTCATGGACACAGCGCACGATAAAGAACGACCAATCGTCGCCGGATTGGTATTCGCAGGATTCGGAGTGGTAGGAAAACCTTACCCAAAACCAGTACCGGCAATCTTTCAAGATTCTGATAAGGGATTCCTGCCACTCTATAAATACGATAAAAACTCCGTCTTTGAAATAGACGCAGCAGGAACAGGATGCCTGCTAGTACACAGAAGCGTCCTAGAGAAGATGCGCGAAGTAGCAGATCCGAATCAAGGCCAAGACTGGTGCTGGTTCTGGGATGGGCCAGTAGCAGGCGAATGGATCGGAGAAGATCTATTATTCTGCCGTAGGGCAAAGGCACTAGGATTCAAGATCTACGTGAACACCGCAGCTGTGCTACCGCACCAGAAAACCTTTTGGATGGATGAAATCCACAATGATATTTGGAAAGATTAAAAGGATCTGGCTAAGGCCAGACAAAGAGACGGCAACAGCGCAACCAGAACTAGAGCGAGCAATGTTGCCAAAACTGGAAAGAAGGATAAAGCGTGGCAATAACTAACGGCTACTGCACACTTGCCGAATTAAAGGCATCGCTTGCGATCGCAGACAGCATTGACGACACACCCCTGGAAGCAGCGATCACAGCTACAAGCAGAATGATTGACGACTACACCGGGCGCTTCTTCTACCAGAACGGCACAGCTCAAGTACCAGTATCGCGCTACTACACCCCACTCGATCCCTGGACGATGAACATGGACGATAACTACACGATCACCCAGGTAGCAACGGATGACAACTTTAACCAGACATACAACACCGTCTGGGCAACGAGTGACTACATGCTAGAGCCAGTAAATAACCCACAGCGCGGATGGCCAGTCAACCGCATCCTCGCAATCGGCCGATACGTCTGGCCTTATTATTTACCCCAGGCATGCAAGATCACCGGAATCTGGGGATGGGCAGCCGTACCAGCCGAAGTCAACATGGCAACGCTGATCCAGGCAGCTCGGCTATTCACCAGACGCCAGTCGCCATTTGGAATAGCAGGAAGCCCGGACTTAGGCACAGTACGACTCAGCGCCAAACTAGACGCAGACGTAGAAACCCTCCTGCGCCCATTTAAGAAGAATAACGGATTGGCCAAGTAGATGAACCCAAGCCAAGTCCGAGACGGTCTGAAAACACGCTTGCAGACGATCACAGGGCTACGCGTATATGACCTGATACCAGAAACACCGACGCCACCATGCGCGGTCGTAGGACAACTAGATTTCACATTTGATATCGATAACGCCAGAGGGCTAGACCAGGCAAACGTTGATATTTATGTGATCGTCCAGCGCTTCTCAGATAGAGCAGGGCAGGACAAGCTCGATGCATACCTAGCAGGCTCCGGCTCCAGCTCAATAAAAACAGCGATCGAAGGAGACAGAACGCTTGGCGGAACAGTAAACACTTTGCGAGTAACAGGAGCCGAATCCGGAACCTATACCTCGCAGGACAATCTGTTCCTTTCTTACCGATACCGTCTAACGATTTGGGGATAGGAGAACCAATGTCATACACAATAATTTCAGACAAAAATGTCTGCGGAAAACAAAAGGGCGATTCGCTCACAAACAAAGAATTGCAAGACGCAGGTGTCAGCGCAGAAACTCTGATTGCTGGCAACCACATCAAAGCAATAGCAGGAACAGAAACAACAGCACAAACAGTAGTATCATCCATCAAACAAGAAACCAAAGAAGGAGCGACCGCATAATGGCACGCTTAGTCCTAACTAACGCATTCATATCTGTCGGTGGAGTGGATCTGAGCGATTTGGTCGCATCAGTAACACTCAATTCGACATTCGACGTTGTTGAAACAACAGCGTTCTCATCCACAGCAGCTAAGACTCGCCTTGCAGGATTGACGGATAATTCAGTAGCACTGGAATTCCATCAAGACTACGCAACAAGCGAAGTAGAGCAGACAATCTATCCATTACTGGGAACAGTAGCGACAGTAATTGTTAAACCAAACGGTTCAGTAACAGGCGCACTAAATCCGTCATACACCGCAAGCGCTGTTATTTCAGAATGGACTCCGCTAAACGGATCCGTTGGTGAATTAGCAACAGCAAGCGTGACATGGCCAATAACCGGTGCAATCACAAAGGCGGTCGTATAATGGCCAGAGTCGTTCTAACAAACGCGTACGTTGTGTTCGGAACCAACGATCTCAGCGACCATATTGCGTCAATCACAATCAATACGACATTTGACATTGTCGAAACCACTGCTTTCGGAAACACCGCGAAGACACGTATTGCCGGATTAGCAGACAATTCTGTAAGTCTTGAATTTCACCAGGACTACGCAACAAGCAGCGTTGAGCAAATAATCTACCCACTACTTGGAACAGCAGTTACAATTTCTGCAAAACCAGTCAATACAACAACAAGCACAGTAAATCCGCAATACGCATTTTCTGCTCTAGTTTCAGAATGGACTCCGCTAAACGGATCCGTTGGTGAACTAGCAACAGCAAGTGTTACATGGCCGATCTCCGGCGCAATCACAAAGACAACAGCCTAAACCAATAAGGGGGAACTCAGATGGACGGATTGCAAATCAAAGTAAAAACAACAGATGGAGTGGAAGCAACATATTCACTGCGACCAAGACTCATCGTTGACTTTGAACAGAAGTACGGAAAAGGACTCGCCAAACTTCTTGGCGAAGAACAGAAGTTAGAGCACATCTATTATTTAGGTTGGCTCGCACTTCGCGCAAACGGTAAAGTAGTAAAACCGTTCGGGCCAGACTTCCTTGATACGCTAGAAGCTGTATCGCTGGACACTGACCCAAATTCCGAATCCACAGAGACAGCCTGACCTATTCAATAGCAGCAGTTTCTGTGGAGACAGGCATTGACCCGATAAGCCTGCTAGATGCACCAGACGGCATACTAGAAGCAATCGTGATTTACCTGAAAGAACGAGCAAAGGCGGCAAAGAAGCATGGCGGATAATGCAGTAGTAATTTCCGGCATCAAAGAAACCACCGACGCTCTAAAGAAGTTCGACAAGGCGGCAGCTCGTCGTTTGAATAAAGTAATAAATGACGAGCTGTCCCTAGCCGAATCTGACGCACGCGGAAAGATAGAAGACAAGCCGCCAATGAGTGGCTGGCGCACCGTAGCCGCAACCAATGGCAAGACACGCGGTGGCGCAGGCTGGCCAGCATGGGAAGCCGGAACCATCCGCCAGGGCATCGTCAAGACCAGATCCCAGGGCAAAGTCAGAGGCGATTATACGACCAGCGCCGGAGCACTAACCCAGAAGAGCGCAGCAGGTGCAATCTGGGAAGTAGCAGGACGACGCAGCTCAGGCGAAGGCAGGGGCCGAAACATGATCGGCGTGCTCAACGAAAGATTCAAGGGCGCATCACGCGGCATTTGGGCCGTCGTTGATCGCGACTCAGATAGAATCCTTCGCAACGTAAGAAACGCAATGGAAGACGCAAAGAAGATATTGCAAGCCAATCTGAATAAAGAGAAGGGATAATCCAAGTG